TGTTTCGTCATTCGTGTTTCTATACTTAAAAAAGTATTATTAATATTTTTACATTTTTTGCTTTACATTGTCAAATAAATAAATATAAGCATATTTATAGGAGGTCTTTATGGACTTAGAAGCAGAATCAACCAAGATAAAGGTTGATACAAGTATGGCAAAAGATATAGCCGTAAAATGCAATGAGCTAATAGATCTTCAGAATGAAATTAAGACGATTGAAGAAAAACTAAACAAGGTTAAAGAACAAGAGAGATTTCTTTCTGAACATGCTATCCCAAGCTTAATGCAATCATCGGGTATATCTATGATTAAGCTAGAAGATGGAACTGAAGTAAAAGTCAGTCCATACTACTATGCTAAAATTTCTGAAGACAAAAAAGAAGCTGCGTTCGCTTGGCTTCGTGAAAATGGCTTTGGAGATTTAATTAAAAACAATATATCTTTAGACTTTGCTATGAATCAAGATTCAGAAGCAAATAATCTAGTTGCACAATTGAAAGCAAAAGGATATAATGTTTTCCAATCCACGACAGTACATTCTAGTACTCTGAAAGCTTTTGTTAAAGAACAAATTAATGAAGGCAAAGGATTACCAGAAGACTTATTCGGGATATATACAGCGAGCAAAACAAAACTAACCACGAAGGAGTAAACATGGCAAACGCGCAAGTAAAACCTGCTTCAGTAAAAACTGAAGTAGCTGTAAAGAAAGAAGCACCACTACCTAGCACAATTGATCTAGAAGCATCAGCTGGGCAAGGTTCAGAGTATGTCACAGCACGTGACACCAAACTACCAATCTTAAAAATACTATATGCAAGTTCAGAAGTATTAGATGAGAGTAGTGGAAAGTATAACGCTAATGCAAAGCAAGGCGATATATACAATGAAACAACAGGAAGTTTGTATAAAGGTAAAGACGGAATTATTGTAGTTCCTTGTCTATACATTAATACATTTAATGAATGGAAAGACAGAGGCGAAAGTAAAGGTCGTCCAGTTGGTATCCATTTAGATCCTGCTGTTATGAGAGACACAAAAAGAGGAGAAGACAATAAAGATAGATTACCAAATGGTAATTATATTGAAGACACTGGTAATCATTTTGTTTACATATTGGATAAAGATTACAATCCACTTGAAACAGCTTTGATTGCTATGAAGTCTACTCAAAAGAAAAAATCTAAAACTTGGAACTCAATGATGCAGAGTAGAAGACTGCAAGGTTCTAAAGGTTTCTTTTGTCCTCCATCTTGGGCAACAGCTTACAAATTAACAACAACTAAAGAATCTAATTCTGGAAATAATTGGTTCGGTTGGGTAGTTGAATTTAATAAATACCTTAACGATCCAAAACATGCCAAGTTATTAGAAATGACTAAAGCGTTTTATGAAAGCGCTATTAAGTCAGATATCTTTGGTAAAGTTGATTTCGGTAAAGAGGAAACACAACAGATTAAAGGTAATACAGAATCAGTTCCGTTTTAAATTTTATGCACAAGCAATTAGCGGAACTATTTGCTGGAAATAATACCCAATACATCCAAGCCACTCTAACGGGTGGCAAGGATGAAAGGGGTAAAAGAAAGGCAGATTACCTTACCATTCATAAACCACTAACAGAGGAAATATGGAAAGACCATATTGACGGTAAAATTGTTATTGGTCTTAAACCAGAAAGAGATGATAAAGCTATCTGGGGTTGTATAGATATTGATCCAAAAAATTATGAAGATTATTCTTCTAAAAAATATGTTGATATAATTAAAAATTCTAAATTACCATTAGTACCAGTTTTATCTAAATCTGGTGGTTTACATTTATTTTTATTTTTAGAAGATTGGACTAAAGTTGAACATATTAAAAAAGTTTTAAATGAATGGAATACTTTATATTTTTTATCTAATGAAGTATTTCCAATGAATAAAGCTGTTGGTATGCCATATACCAATGCTGAACTAACAACTGAATATGCAATTGCAGAAAATGGAGTTGGTCTTAACTTAGAATCTTTTATTGCATTAGCTAATAAGAAAAAAATAAAAATTGAAGAATTAAATAAATTTGAAGCACCTGCTTATGAACCAGAGTCACAATGGTCTAACTATCCACCATGTGTACAAAAATTAATACAAGATAAATACTATGAACCTAATTTTAGAAACAATCATTTGTTTAATGTTATTGTATTAGAAACAAAAAAGAATCCTTTAATATCTTTAGAAGATCTAATTAAAATTGGAAAGAATAGAAATAGAGAAATTTTTGCAAAACCATTAGAAGACCATGAAGTAGAAAACACAGTAAAGTCTATTAAAAAGAATAATTACTTTTATTATTGTCCACCTAAACACCCTGAACTAGCTTCTGTATGTAATAAACAATTATGTATGAACAGATCTTTAGGTATACAAACCGAAGTACCATCTATTATAGATGAATTTAAAAATCCTGTAAAAGCAACTGATTTAAAAACAACTTATTATGAATTTGATTATGAGGGCCAACATATTGTAATGCAACCAGAAAATATGATTGATGAAAAAGCTTGGAGATTAAAATTAATGAAGTACGGTATATTTTGGAAAACATTACCAAAAACAAAAGCTAATCCAAATCCATATGAAGTAATGTTATCTGTGTTAATAAAAAGATTTAAAGAGAATGAGCATTTCAACTATGATGATATTGTTGAAGATGAAAGGTATCAAACATTAAAAGATTTCTTTGAAGATAAAATAGAACAAGATGATTTTGATAAACTAAAAGACGGATATATCATATTAGATTCTAAAACTAATATTTGTTATTTCACTAGATCAACGATAGATAAATGGTTAAAAGATAAAAAAAGTAAGGTATTTAATTCTACAATAGACGCATTACGATTGTTAAACTGCACTAGACTAGAATATCACAAAGGTGTCAAAAATGTTTGGAGTGTTATTATGCCAAAATTTATAAGCCACCAATCAATAAACAAGAGCAACGGAAAAAGTAAAAACGCAATAACAGAGATGGATGATGAGTACCACACAGGAAAATTTAGAAATCCAGAAGCTAAAACAAATATATAAAAAGACAGTTAAGATATTTGGGCCACCTGGAACTGGAAAGACATATACTTTAATTGAAAAAGTATTAAAGGGACATATTAAAAGAGGAGTTAATCCTAATAATATTGCTTTTATATCTTTTACAAATAAAGCAGTGAATACTGCAAGAGATAGAACACTTGCTGCATTTCCACAATATAGTGAAAAAGATTTTTCAAGATTTAAAACATTACATAAATATTGCAGAAGATATTTTGAAGAAGAGATATTTGATATTAAAAATTGTTTAGTTGATTTTGCATTAGAAGAAAAATTTATAAAGTATTCAGATAATAGACTAAGTGATGATAACTTTGTTTATAAAGATTGGTCTTTAGGTATCTATGATAAAGCAAGGAACATGATGAAAGACCCTATAACAGTTTACAAAATGGAATCTTATAAAAAAGATAATATAGATGTATTTCAAAGAAAGATATCAACCTATGAGCATTACAAGCTTAATGGTAGAGAAAGACCTTTGATAGATTTTACAGATATGATTGAGAGAGCTATTAATGAAGTAACTTTCCCACCATTAGATATTTTAATATTAGATGAAGCTCAAGATTTTACACCATTACAATGGTCAGTTATTTATAAGATTGTAGATAATGTTAAAAGAATTTATTTAGCTGGAGATGATGACCAAGCTATTTATAAGTGGAATGGTTCAGACCCAAAGTATTTTACTACATATTTTCCAGGTCGGAAAGTTGTATTACATAAAACAAGAAGATTTAATACAGCTATATATGATTTTTCTCAAATAGTTCGTAGAGGAATATTAGATAGTGTAGAAAAAGACTTTGAAACAATTAACAAAGAACAAGGTTATGTAAAACGTTATATTAGTTTTATGGAAATACCTTTTAATGAATTAGATGGCACTTGGTATATTTTAGGTAGAGTTACTAAAGTAGTTAACGAATTAAGAATGGCAGCTAAAGCCGCAGGATTATATTTTGAAGATAGTAAAGAAACTAAATCCTTTGACCAAAAACAATGGAATGCAATTAAATCATGGACTGCTATATCAAAAGGTAAATCTATTGATAAGAAAAATGCTGAAAATTTATATAAATATATAAGAGAAGTTGAAAATTCTAATTATAGAGAAGAAAAGTTTTGGATAGAACAACCAGATTTTACCACTTATAACTTTAAAGAACTTAAAGAGTGGTGTGGTTTAACATTAGATGATGAGAGCCAAACTAAAGAATGGTGGTGGATATTAAGAAGAAACTTTAACTCTAAACAAAAGATTTACTTCATAAGATTATTAAAGCGATATGGGCAAGAACAATTAGACAAAAGACCCCAAATCATAATAGATACTATTCATTCTGTTAAAGGTGGAGAAGCTGATCATGTAATTGTTTCAGCTAAAAATGATTATGCCTCTGATTTTAATAGGAAGAATAAACAAGACAAAATAGACGAACTAAAAGTTTATTACACAGGGTTCACTAGAGCAAAGAAAACATTACATTTGCTATCTAGTGATCATCAATATAATTATCCTGTTGGTAAGGACTACTTAGTTTACTTACAGGAGAAGAAATGAGTAATAAAGCGTTTTTTAGGCAAGTTGGTGGTGCACACTATAAAAAGTATGTCATACAACCTTCAAAATTTATTAATGATAACAAGATATTGTTTGCAGAGGGTAATGCAATCAAGTATATATGTCGTCATCAAGATAAAGGAAAAAAAGAAGACTTACTTAAGGCAATACATTATATACAAATGATTATAGAAAGGGACTACAATGACTAGCCTACAACTATCAATGACGTTTAAGAAAAGCATTTGGTCTTGTCCAAGTGAATATAAAGATTTATCGGGCTATCCAGAAATTGCTATTGACTTAGAAACACGAGACGATGGTATAAGTAATGGATTAGGAGCTGGTTGGGCAACAAACAACGGTAAAGTTATTGGTTTTGCTGTAGCTGTAGACGGTTGGCAAGGTTATTATCCATTTGATCATTTTGCTGGTGGTAATATGATTCCTGAACAAGTTATCAAATATATTAAAACTATTTGTGCTTTACCTAACACAAAGATATTTCATAATGCTCAATATGATTTAGGTTGGCTACAAGCTATGGGGATGACTGTAAATGGTAAGGTCGTTGATACCATGGTAGCGGCCGCTCTTATAGATGAAAATGAATGGTCTTATTCATTAAATAATTTAGCTAAAAAATATTTAGGAGAAATTAAAGCAGAAACAGATTTAATTGAAGCGGCTAAAGATCACGGTATTGATCCTAAAGCTGAGATGTGGAAATTACCCGCAGAGTTTGTTGGCTTTTACGCTGAACAAGACGCACGGCTCACGTACCTTTTATGGCAAAGATTTAAACATGAAATCCATACTCAAAATCTAACTACTATTTGGGAATTAGAATCAGATTTACTTCCAATACTAATTAAAATGAGAAAGCGTGGTGTTAGAGTAGATATAGAGAAAGCAAATAAACTAATGGTAGAGTTTGCTTCACAAGAAAAAATATTACTACAAAAAATTAAACAACTTGTTGGTAAAGATATAGATATCTGGGCGGCAAGACAGATAGGAGAAGCTTTTGATAAATTAAAAATTGAATATCCTAGAACTGAAAATACAGGTGCACCATCTTTTACACAAAATTGGTTGCATAATTCTAAACATCAAATCTCCCAATTGATTGTACAAGCAAGAGAGATTAACAAATTTCATAATACTTTCCTTGCGGGTATTTTAAAGTATGAACATAAAGGAAGAGTTCATGCAGAGATTAATCAATTAAGATCAGATAATGGTGGAACTGTATCTGGAAGACTATCTATGTCTAACCCAAACTTACAACAACTTCCTGCGCGTAATAAAGAATTTGCAAAAAAGATTAGAGGTTTATTCTTACCAGAAAAAGATCATAAGTGGGGTTCATTTGATTACTCACAACAAGAACCTAGAATGGTTGTTCACTATGCGGCTTCTATTGGAGAGGGTTATGAGGGTTCACAAGAACTAGTTAGAGCCTATGCGAATGCTTCAGCAGACTTCCACCAAACGATTGCAGAATTAGTTGGTATTGAAAGATCTCAAGCTAAAACTATTGGCCTAGGATTAATGTATGGTATGGGAAAAAATAAATTGGCCAACTCTTTAGGACTATCAAAAGAAGAAGCAGAAATACTAATATCAAAATATAATCGGAAAGTTCCATTTGTAAAACAATTATCCGATAGATGTATGAAAAAAGCAAACGATGAGGGTATCATTCGTACTAAAAAAGGTAGAAAATGTAGATTTGATATGTGGGAAACTAAAGATTTTGGTATCCATACTGCTGAAACATTTGAAAATGCTGTTGCTAAATATGGTAAAGACGGAATTAAACGTGCCTTTACATACAAAGCATTAAATAGATTGATACAAGGGTCAGCAGCCGATCAAACTAAACAAGCAATTGTTTCTTGTTATGAGGCTGGATTTTTACCTATATTACAAATCCATGATGAATTATGCTTTAATATAAAAGACGGAGATGAATTAAAGATAAAAGAAGTTATGGAAAATTGTATGGAATTTAAAGTACCGAGTGTTGTAGATATAAACATAGGAGATGACTTTGGACAAGCTAGCTAGAACCAAGCACCACGACTCACGGATCATTGTACATCCATTTTACCAGTTATTTCCAATGCGCTTGGAATTATTATGGTTTGATGATGTTAAGCAAATACATACTCCTCACAATGATTTTAAACAAACTGTAAGATATTCCATGGAAAAAGAGGGTTTATTATGCCCTATGGTTGTTGACTGGAACAATGATGTTCGTAATGGCGCTAATAGATTTGCTGTACTTAAGAAAGGAAAACTTGCAGATGGTAGCTTATTTTATAAGGCTAGATCGCCAGAAGAAGTTAATTTTCTTGGTAGATTAAATGTTGAAGTTTGGGAAATGCACAATGCAAATAAAAATGTATATGACTTTGAATTTTTATTTAAAGGCAAGATGAAAAAATACACAGACAAGTGTCTTCATCTCTTTACAGAGAATATTTTGAAAGCAAAAATTTAAGAAGCGATAGAATCTATTTGTTCTATTTCTTCTTCAGAAGTTTTAACTTCTACTCTAGCTCTTAAATGTGCAATCTCTCTTAATTTGGCTCTAATTTTTTTAAGCTCAAATTCAATTTGCAACATATCAAGCGTTTCTTGGCCTTGCTCTAAGTATTGGAAATTCCATTTGGATTCCAATTTCATCTTTTGAGCAATTAGAGTTTCTTCATTTTGAAGTATCACTCAGTTCCTCATATGTTATGAACATCTTTGATGGTGAATACGTGATTTCTTTTCTAATCTTATACTTACCATCATTGATTTCTTTTACGAAATTATTCCTAGACTCCTCATCGTTGGACGCCCATACGTCATGACTAATACAATGACCAGCATATCTAACGTGGTATCTATATAACTTCATATGCTATCTTATCATATCTTTGCTACCGTGGGCAATGATAAAAAAAATGGCTTATTTATTGACTTTTTAAGCATTGACACACACTTGCGAACAATTTATAGCTAGTAGGAATCTAAGGAAAATAATATGGATATTACAAAATGGAAAAGCGTTGCTGTAAGAATTAATGATTATAAAATTTTAAAAGCACTATGTGATGAAAAATTTAGAAACCCCGCCTCTATGATTTCAAAATTAACTAATGACTATGTAAAATTTAGAGCAGGAAAAAATAAACTAACTGTGGAGGCATATTTAAAAAAATTATTAAAAAAATGATTGAACTAATTACAAGTTTATATTGGTATGAATTTGTATTTATTATTATATCATTATTTATCTTTTTTTCTTTTTACCTAAATGGCAAATAAAAAATTAAACATACTACAACAAGCAAGATTGTATAACATTTATAGAGAAACTATAAACTATGTACATCATTTATCAAAAAAATATGAAGACGATCAATTAATAGCTTCTACATTACTTTCACAAGGACTTAGATTGTATCGTGGTATCTTAGATGAAAAAAGTTTTAATGAATTATTAGATACTATAATTAAAGATGCAAAATCAATTAAACCTATTGAAAGAGATGAAAAGTCCATTAACTGACTTACATAAAGCATTATCTGTATGTGCTAAAAAACTTTCCATAGAAGACTATGCATTAGTTTCTGGTACTTTCTTCCAATTACATTGCGGATATCACTTCGGTTATAAAAAACATGACCAACAGTTCTTGACAGATATTCATTTTATATGGAAAATTAATCATAAAAGAAAGATTGAAAAACAAGCAAAGATACTTAAATTAAAGGTCATCAGGGGTGGCAAAAATGAAAAATAGGTACTACAATATGGGAATGACCGATAGATTTGAAGAATTTATATTGCATGGAAAGCACTGGTCTGGACAGCAAATCTCAGAATTGATAGAGGATGTATATGATGATTACAGTTATTACCTCAAGACAAGGGAAAGTCCCGAAATAACCCTATATTACCGTGACTTACTCGCTTACCTTGTTAAAAATTATGGGCATTGAATTTGCCACCATTTCTCTTAAAACAGAAGAACTATTACCTGAACAAAAACTTTGGCGTGGCGTACTAGTAAACGCTTTAGAAGATACTCTTATTAAACAATCCGATAGAAAATCAAGTATTTATAAAATTAATGCGCACGAATGGATAATGATATCTGATGATAACTATGAAAAAGTTTGTTATTGGTCTGGCTTTGAGCCAAATAAAGTAAAAGAAAAATATGTAAAGGCCATTGAAAATGGTGACATTACATTTAATTTAAAACAAATAGCTTGGGCTAAATATTATAAGCAATATATCATTTATAAAAAATCAAAAGATTTTGAGTCTAAAAAATATCATAGAACTAGATTAGAATACCTACGTAATTCTGTAAAAGATGCAACTACGGCTCTTTTCTCTTGCGTATTTATTACCGCATAGGCTTGATCCCATATTCATGAATGCACATAATGCGTTCGAAAGGAGATCTCATGGCTAAGAAAAAAGAAACAATTCAAGATATCCTAGATAGAATCAATGAAGATATTGAAACTATTAGAGAGAAAGTTGAAGAATTAGAATCTGAAGTTGAAGATGATAGTTTTGAAGACGAAGAAGACGAAGACTAAATAATAGGGTATAATTGGGGGTAGTTAAAGTTCCTAATTCTAACTACCCCACCTACACGTTTACGTGTGCATTATATATTAGGATAAGAGCAACCTAATATATAAAGATCGTTTATGGTTTCATACTACGCCATTCTTGAAATCTTTCATTCCAAGTTTTTTCATTGCGTAGTTTCCAAAAAACTCTAAATCTTTCTAGCCAAGTAATCCTTTGGCCGTCATACCTATTCTTATTCATATACCAAAAAAAATTACTTGTCCAACGTTTTATTTTTATCATAATGAAAACATTATTATTAATAATATATAACAAACTAAAAGTTTTCCTTTAAAACTCATTTGTCCTCCTTTTTAGTTAATTGATACCATTTACGTTTATACTCTTTTAAACGTTCAATGTTTTTTAAATAGTAGTTAGCTTGATACTCTTTCCGTTCTCTACGGTTTTCTGTTTGTTGTTTATTTGTCATTGTTGTCCTCTAATTATTTATTAAATGTCTTGTCCTGCATCGTCATAGTATCTGTCATAACTCGCTTTCCATTCTTCATCCCAATCTTCTGAGTTTTCATACTGTAAGCCGATTTCTATTGCGGGATTTGCATCATCTAATAATGATGTTCCAATTTCCCCATACCAAGTAATTGGTATGTCTCTTGTGTCATCGTCCGATACTTCTTCAGGGGCTATTATTTTAAAAATAACCTCTGTATCGTCTTTATAACGTCTTAGTTCTTTTATTAGGTCTTTTATTTTCATATTTTACTCCAAGTGTTAAATTCATCTTCGCCATGATTAGTATAAATATGGGTAGGACTAGGGTTTTGATTTTTTAATTTATTTAGTCTTCTTACCATTTGTTTCCATGTTTTGTCATTATCTTTTTTCTTTTCTTTACATAATTTTATAATGTATTCAGTAGTAAATAATGTACCTTGTTGTTTTACTGTTTTTTTAATTTCAGATAATAAATAATCTATAAAACCATTCATACCTTTTATTTTGGTTAAATGATTATGCAGTAGTTGTTTTTCTGTTGGCATTTCTTTTCCTTTTTGTTGGTTTTTTTCTTTGATTACCAAAGGCATCATATTTTCTATGATATGCTTTTAATAACTTCTTTATTGCTTTGAGATATTTACTTGTCATTTTTATCCTTTGTTATTGTTTCTATTTTTTGGGGTACAGTAATCACATCCCCCGTTTTCACTCCAATCCCACCTATCTTAAACAATTCTGCACCAAAACAACCATATAAAGATAGGCATAAGATTAAAACTATTATTTTTACTTCCATATCACTATTGTTAATATTAATAATAGCCAAGATACGATAAGTAATAATAACCAATAATTTTTTTCATCATTCTCTTTGGCTAATTGCATTTTTTCTTCTTTATTTAAGGGTCTTATTGGAACACCTAATCTTTTTGCAATTTCATATTGCGATCTTTTTAAGCGTATTATTTTCATGTCCTACTCCCAAAGGCCTTAGTGTCTTGTTCCACGTCACACGGAACACGGCTCACGGAATATTTAGGATCAAACTTATATTCTAATATCCAAGCCAATAGTTCTTGTGACATCATATATCTGGCCTCATCTTTGTTAGATAATGATTTCTGTTCTTCTTTTCTCATTTCGTAATAGGCTATTTCTTCTTCTAACCATAATACGATATCTCTTGCGTCTTTCATTTTTCCTCCTTTGTTAAATAAACATTCCGTGACCATGATTGGTAAATAAAACACCCGTTCCATTACCCTCCTCATCTGCTGACGGTATAAGTATTTGCCCGTCATCTAAATGAATTGCAAAAACTTCAGGATATTCTTCTTCATCAAAATAATTAGGTTGTTTATCATAAGTCACTTTAACTATTTTTCTGCCAACCAACATTGTCTTTGCAAACTTTTGCCAATTAAACTGCCCTTTCATTTTTCCTCCTTTATTGGTTAAAGTACATTTTTAACATTTTGTTCAAACATGTCTAATATTTTTTTATGTTCGGACATCACATTAACAAATTCATTATGAGTGAATGATCGTCTGTTAACTATATTGTTAAATGAAGATATTAATGTTTCCCTACATTTATCAATAACTTGTAAATTTAAATTAACATATAAATGATTTTGTTCATTTTTATTGTTTTCATTTTTTGGATTAAAATAATGATCTATTTCTGGGAAATGCTCATCATTATCTGAAAATTTAAAACCCCAAATTAGAAAAGCCTCTTTGATATCTTGTATAGATTTTTTTCCAATATTAGGTATTCTTGCAAAATGAGACAAAGAATATTTATTTGCTAATATATCCTCCATAGTAATATTTTCTTTTTGAAAAGTTTTTACTACTCTAGGTCTTAAACCTAAATCATACATTGTTGCTTTGCTTAAAGCGCTCATTTTTCCTCCTTGTTAAGTGTTTATTCTGTCGTATTTGATTGAAATAGTGCCACGCTCTTGGTCAAAGGGCTTTTCACAAACGAAATAACAAAGCCTATTCACGAGCCACGCACCATTTTGTATCCACGTATATTTGTCGCCCTCAACCAATGTCCAAATTTTACTATGGTCTTGGTTTGCAACAAATTCTTTTTCTGCGCCGTATGTTTCAAAACTATAATTAACACTATCTATTCCACAGTATGTTCCATTTTTATCAATGTGGTTTGGAATAGGTTTATATGTTTCAAACCATTTTACAAAATTTAGTTTTTTCATAGTTCCTCCTTGTATTCATTAAATTTTTGTTCTTCTATGTCCTCTAAATCACATAAAAGTTCCTCTGCTGAATTTTCTATTGTATTTTCATCAAAGCCCTCGTCTTTTGCTTTTTCAATAAAATCTTGCAAAGCGTCCTCTGGTGTCATAATCATTCCATTTTTAGTTAATTTGCCACTTGCATATTTCATTAGTGTTGTTTCATAAAGAAAACCAATAGGAACATCTACATCTGGTATGCTCATACTGACCTCCTTATTATTTTCCATTCATTTTCATAAGGCATTTGTTTAAAACAATATTCATTACAGAATATTCCACCTAGTTCATCTTCAACATAAGATTTTAATGGATATTCCATACAATATTCACACTCTAAAACATAATGGCCTTTATTTTTTATTTGTATGCTTTCACACTCTAAACAAGTGTAGTTGCCTTTTACGTCACAAGTTTTACAATGTTTGTTAGGTTTTAAATGTCCCATTTATATACCCTCTTTTTATTTTTAAAGTATCCTACTTTTTTAAGTAAGTCATAACCATTAGTTATAGCTGATCTAAAATGTTCAGTTCTAAATTCTGGTGGACAATCTTCATCTGCATTACTACACATTGTTGCTAATGCCTCTTGTAATTGTTTGTGTTCTTTTATGAGTTTACTTGCAATTTTTCTTTGTGCCACTAATACATCATCTAAATCATTTACTGCATTCATTAATTTTGTATCGGCCTCATTTATTAATTTAATATCAATCATTGTTTTATTTCTTCCATTTTTAAGTTATCCCACTCCTCGTCATCGTAGTCCTTTTCTATGAGTTCTATTTTATCGTTTAGCCAGTTTTCATAGGCCTCTTTTTTATTTTTACCTATGACTTTCCATTTTCTAATTAGCTTTGGATATTCTGTTATTACAAAAGTTTTCATACTCCAATCCCCCTTGTATCTATTTCTTGTTTAATGAAATCTTTAAAATAGTTTTCAAGTATTGTTGGCTTTTCAAGTGAGGTATATAATCTATATTCCTCTCTTAACTTTCTGTCGTTA